ATGCAGCTGCTATAAAAGCGGGTCTATCTCATAGAAATTGGGACATGATGGAATCCGAAATGGTGAAGCACAAAGAAAGCAAAGATAAGGGGGAGATATCAAAAAAACACGAGACAAAACCAAAAAGACAACCGTTGTCCGGGAGAAACTTGAACCCTTGGAACAGATAACGGGAAAAAAAGAAACCGGGATACCTGGAGTTGATTTCGATAGGAGACACGGGGCAATATGTCCACGGTGCAAAAGATTCAAGGGCGGTGTGACTCATGTTTTGCCATGGGAAGGTGAGACGAGATTAAGGTACCATACCTGCAGGTTGTGCGGGACTAAGTATAAGAGCATAGAGGTTTTTTAACGGTTGGGATAAGGTTTTTAAAAATACATAAATTGCTAAAATAGCATTCAAGCAATTGACTAATAAATACAGCCCCATAATAATGAGACACATTAACTCATTGTTATGGGGCTTTTTTTATGTCAAAAAACTTAAATGGGAAACTAAATGTCAACTGATGCAGAAATATTAACAGCCATTGACGCTGCTATAATAGATGTTCTTCAAAACGGGCAGTCAGTCACGTTTGAGAACACACAATACACGAAGAGTAACATATCCGAACTTTTCAAATACCGCGAGAAATTTAGTCAAAAAGTGTCAACTGTTTCAGACTCTTTCTTTTCCAGATCAAAAACGATTATCCCAAGGAGGGCTTGATGGCGCGAACAAACTCCTACGGAGCAGGCCGACACTTCAAACGTTCAGGTGCATCTGTCCAGGGGTCTTTATCAAACTGGGTATCAGGATTGATTGACTCCAGGGTATCAGAAATGCAACGCCGGAAGGTTTCAAATCGTGCATGGGATCTCTATTTGAACGATGCCATGGCAAAAGGGATTATTGAAGGTATTGTTATTGAAGCCGTCAATACCGGCATAACCCCCCAACCAAACCCAATGATAAGATGGATAGGAAAAGATTCAGACTGGCAAAATGATTATCAACAGAAAGCCTATGATTTGTTTGAAATATGGGGCCTTGACTTTCGCAACTGGTGTGATGCTACCGGACGATTAAATATTTATATGTTACAAGCACTTGCGTTTTTCCAGTGGAAACTTGAGGGCATAGGTGTTTTCCAGGTTGTTAGAAAAAAAGGTGCGGACAGGCCATTGTCTTTGTCGGTTCTTCCAATAGATCCAGCCAGGCTCGTAACTCCCACAGATGCAAAGGGTGATATTTACGACGGATTACAGCTTGATAAAAATGGTGAAATCGAAAAGGCATGGATCTTAAAACCGAATAAGCCATACACTGTTTACAATGCAAAGATGGACGATTGCACGAGCGTCACAGTCATGAATAAGGACACCGGACTACCGAACATGCTCTTTGTGTGCGATGTCCGAAACGTGGCTGAATACCGGCAAGACTCAATAATGGGGTCAATGATAAAAGAAATCAAAGACAGCAATGACTTTGTAGATGCCGCTATGATCAAAGCATTGATTCAAAATCTTTGGACGGCGTTTGTAACATCGGATGTCGGAGCTACCCAGCAAAATGATCCCAATGCAGATTGGGCAGACCGGATACAGGAGATGGAAAAAGGCACAATGATTTTCGGTAAAGAGGGAGAGACGGCAAACTTTCTTGACTCAAATAGCCCTGGGCCCGGGTACGAAATCATGAATAAATCCATAGTCTCCAGGCTTGGCATGGCTACCGGAAGAGGTGCTGAAAATGTTTCAAGGGCTTACACGTCCAGTTATTCTGCTTCTATGGCATCCATTGAAAACGCCGGGCGGTTTGACGACTATGACCGGGTGATTTTAACGAACAGATTTTGTCAGCCATTATTTGCTATGATGCAATATGAAGGTGCGCTTCGTGGTTTATTGCCGGTATCATCAATAGATCATTTCAAGTCAAATCTTTATGCTTACACTCGAACAGATTGGATGCCACCACCCAACCATCCCATTGATCATCAAAAAGCAGCTAAAGCGGATACTGAAAGGCTTGAAAATAATACCAGAAATTATTCTGACATTTACGCCACAAAAGGCCAGAATTGGCGGGCAGCATTGAGGCAAAAAGCGATTGAAAAGAAATATATGAAAGATCTTGAGGAAGAGTTTGATATCGAAATGACAGTTAAAGAAACAGTACAGGCACCGGTTGAGGAGGCACCAGAAGATGGGAACAATTAAAGACGCCAAATGCACAGAGCTACGACTCGTTGCTCCTGTTTTTATGGCAGCGGAAGAAGACAAGAATGAGTTCTCAATTGAAGCATATACAGGCGCCGTTGTCGATAGATGGTATGGTAAGCTCGCTATCTCGGTTGATGGGATCATTGCTAAAAAACAGATTCCAGTTTTAATGAATCATGACACCGATCAAATAGTTGGATTCTCCACAAACACAAGAAAAGATGGATCTTTTTTTGTTGACGGGAACTTTTCAAAAGTAACGGACAAGGGAAAAGAAGTAAAAGGATTAATTGCTGAAGGGTTCCCGTGGCAAGCGTCAATAGGTGTCAGGCCTCTAAAAATATTATCTCTTGAAAGAGATGCCGAGTCCGTTGTCAATGGTGAAACATTGGCTGGCCCGGCTGAAGTGTGGCTTGAGTCAGAAGTATTTGAAACCAGTTTTGTTCCCCTGGGGGCCGACGGCAATACATCAGTCTCAACATTTTCAAAATTCACAGAAACAGAAGCGCCCACGGGCGAAACCAACAACATAGAAGAGGACTTTTCAATGGATTTTACACTTGAAAACTTGAAAAAAGAAGCGCCCGATCTGCTCAACGATATTGAAGCAGGGGCAAAAGATGCCGGGCATCAGGAAGGGATTGCAGCCGGAACAACACAGGAACGGGAAAGAGTCGCGGCACTCATGGCCATCGAGGGTGCTGACGAAGCATCTAAGATTCAGGCCGTCAATGAAGGATTGTCGGTCGATTCGGCTTATAAGCTATTTTTTGAGGCAGAGAAAGGCAAAAAGGCTGAAGATTTGAAAGCCCTGGAAGATTCGACACCTGATAGCGCTGGCCACAAAGCCAAGGAAACAGGCGGAGACGAAAAGACATTTATGCAGGCCGTTGACGATTATCAGTCTGACAAAAAATGCACAAGAACAGAAGCATTGACGGCCATTGCCAAGGCAAGCCCTGAGCTTCATCAAAAATCCATGGGGAGGAAATAAGCCATGACATCCACATATAATATAGGATCGAGAGCTTTCACCTGTTACGAAGATCTTGAAAAATGGCGTAGAGTAAAGATTAAATCTGGAACTACAGAGGTTCCGCCCGAAGTTCATTATGCTGATGCTGGCGAGGCATATATCGGTCTCACAATGTCAAAAGAAGACGAAGGCGATGTTGTTGCAGTCGAAACAAGAACTTATCTTGCCATGGCAGCAGATACCTTTTCAATCGGTGCCACTCTTTATGGTGCAGCAGACGGGAAAGTCTCTGACACATCCATTGGTACAGCTCAGTTTATCGCTCTGGAAGCAGCCACGGCAGCTGGCGACGTCGTGGAAGTTGTTGAACTCCAGACAGCATCCACAACGGCAGCGACTGTCTCTTTTGCTGATGCGGCATTGGCGACGGATGAAGAAACTGTTGAGGCTGCTCTCGCTGAAATTTATCAACATATCGTCAGTACACAAGCTGTTATCAATTGCCCCATGGGTGCGTTTACGGAACAGGATGGAACGGCTCTTGCCGATTTTGCAGACGCTGATTCTGCTACTCCGGGGTGGCATGCTGGTGACGAAGGTTTTGGTATCAGGTGGAATAATAAATCAACATCAGATCCCATTGCTACGGGTGTTGTAATCCCCCCTGATCTTGACGCATCAGCAGATGTTATTCTCCATGTTTTGGCGGCAAAAGTTGGCGCGACTGTTGGCGATGCTGTGACATGGCTTGTCGAAGCATTCAATAATGCTGACGGTGTTGCTTACGATGCTGATGCTGATTTTGGCGGAACATCAAGTGCTATGACAGGCGACGCAACTACGAAAACATGCCAGGAAGAGACGTTAACACTCGCTGCTGCTAATATTGCAGCATCTCCTTGTGTTATGAATCTCACAATTCAGCCAACTGACGCAACGGTTGGTACTGACGATGTGATTATCTTCGGTATTTGGCTTGAATACACCAGAAAAGCACTGACAGCATAAGGAATATGAAAAATGACTCCAACAAGTGATACTACAATCCAACGCCCTGATCTCGGTCAGGCTGTTTATGAAACGATGCAGAATGCTCCCAACATGGGATATATTGGCAATATGGTTATGCCCTATTTTCGAGTATCTGCCCAGGCAGCCAACTTTCCTGTAATCCCGAAAGAAGCATTGTTCAATCTTTTGGATACAAAGCGTGGCCCTCTAGGTCATTACAACAGGTCTGAAGACGAGTTTGAGGATGGTTATTATTCAACATCTGAAAACGGTTTAGAGCGACGGATTGACGAACGATATGCAGCTATTTACGGCACCCGCTTTGCTTACGAGATGACTATTGCAAATATTCTCATGCAGGATATTTTAAGAGCGCAGGAATACCGGGTTGCGAACAAGCTATTTAATGAAACCAATTTTGAGACAGCTATTGCAGCGGGAACCACATGGACAACCACAGCGACGGCATCCCCCAGCGACGATGTTGATACTGGCAAGGAATCCATGAGAAGCCTTGGTGTTATCCCTGATACACTAGTAATGAATTACAATACATATCTCAAATGTATTGCTAATACTGAAGTAAAAACTCAGATTTACCAGATGTTTCCGGATGCGGCCAAGACCGGTGACGTGACTGTTAATCATCTCAAGACATATTTCAATCTTCCCAATATTTACGTTGCCGGATCGTTGAAAAATACCGCCAAACGTGGGCAGGATGCAAGTTTGGCTGATATATGGTCAGACACTTATGCACTTCTTTGCAAGGTTTCTACCGGTGACATTACAGAGCCGTGTATCGGCAGGACTTTCCTTTGGAATGAGGGTGCGAGCCAAGAAGTTATTACTGAGCAGTATTATAGCGATGAAGTCCGTTCTGACATTCTCAGGGTTCGTCATGACACAGCAGAGACTTTTCTTGCATCTTATGACTCCGATAATGCCGTTAAATCTGCAATATCCAAAGCAGCCGGATATCTTATTGACGTGACCGGTAACTGATAAAATGGGCTTTAACGATAATTTCCCAGGCGTGTTTGATCGGATCTTTGCTCAATTGGGCACACTTGGGACTTATACTCCATTGATCGGCGACGCTGTTGAATGCTATGTAATTGTGGTCCATGACGCAATGGTTCAGCTTGACGGTTACGAGACGGGCGTTGTGACACTTGGAACGATTGTCAAGGCGCTCGTTGGTGATGTCGGGGCGCCTTCGATTGGCAGCACGTTCGTTGTTGGAACAGCCACTTATACAGTAAAACGTATTGAATCGAATAACAATAAAGTGATCCAAATGGCGGTTAAATAATGGCTGAAACACTAAGAGAGAAAATTATAAAAGCCTATGTAACCAGGCTTGCCGGTATCTTGACAGCATCAGGATATAATATCAATGCCGGTGCTTCGGTCTATAGGGCACAGATCACAATCAATCCCGACGATCTCCCTGCAATTGTTGTCTGGCCAAAACCAGAAGAGTCGAAAGAAAATTACAATAGTAATTTTTGCGATATGATTCTTAGGTGTGAAGTCATGGCGGCATTTGGTTCAACAAACGCATCTATCGTACAAGAACAAATGTTAGGCGATCTTAAAAAATGTATGCTTATCTCATCAACACCAATCACATACGTTGACGAAATAAGTTATGTCAGCGGCGGCCCAACAGAGCAACCTCCAGGCGAAGATACTGTAACTGCAATATTCGGAGAGTTTAGGATAATTTATCATGAAACTATAGGCGATCCATACAGTCAATAGGATTAATCTGGAGGATACAAAGTGGAAGATTTAAGCGGCAAAAGAGGCAAAACATACACAGAAGTAATTGCAAATACAGATAACGGTGAATCTATATTTGTCCATCCGGTTTTCAACAAATCTGGACATGTTACATGCACTATAATTTGTAGTAATTCGTCAGGGAAGTTTCAGACATCTACATCGAGCCAGATTGACATTGAGGCAGGGGTAGCAACTTGGCAGGATTGGGCGGAGGGAACAGTTGCAGTGAATACGACAGATGTATTAACCGGGCCTGTTACGGGCATCAGGGGCGTATCAGTCTCCGGTGAAATTACAATTGAAATAGTAATATAAAATATATATAAATGAGGTGATTTAATGGCAACAGCAAAATACGGTAAATTGCAAGTCGAAACAGGGCGGACCTTGTTCGATTACACAGCAGCCACGGACGGTGGGGATCAGAAAGTATTCACGGTCTCTGGGAAATCTGTTTTTTCAAATAAATCAGGGCATGAACTGATAGTAAGGCCGAATG